CATTAACTGGTGTACAGGCCGTCGGTTCGGCTCGTACCCTCGAAGAACAGGTCAGTGAAGCTGTCGAAAGTGTTCAAGCAACAGGCAACATCGGAACACTCACCTCGACCGGAGTGGTTACAGTATTTGATCCTGAGAATTTCTCTAAAGCAAGAGCAGTACGCTTAATACAAGAACAAACATCTCGAAGGGCAGCATAGCATGGCTTTAAAGTGGCAAGATAAAGATCCTAATGATGTTATAGATTACTCTATAGATTGGCGTTCTCAGCTAGGCAATAACACAATTGATAATATTGTGTGGAAAATATATACAGCCGGAGCATTCGCCGTCTGGAGTCCAACTCAAGTTGTTGACGGGCTGCAGTACATAAGCAGCACAAACACAAACACAGTGGCTACCTTGTATTTAGGTCTTGGGACGGACTTTTCCGTCTACAACATCATCTGCCGCATGACTGCAAGTGATCAAACCGTAATTGAACAAGAAGTTCGTCTTCGCGTAGTGGAGAAAAATTAAATGGCATATGATTTCTTGGGATTAACAAATGATATATGCCGTCGGCTAAACGAAACAGAATTAACGTCTGCACAATTCCCTGCAGCTACAGGGATTTATTCGCAAATAAAAGATTCTGTAAATGCTGCTGTACGCGACATTAACCAATCGCATTTTCAGTGGCCTTTCAATCATAACTTTGACACCATAACTATGACTGCAGGACAGTTACGTTATCCGCTACCAGCGAACGCTAAGTACATCGATTTTGATACCGTGCGTTTACAAAGAAGCACTACTCCTCTTGTAGAAAGTGCACGTCGGTTAACTCAGCTTTCTTACGACGAGTATGTGAGTCGGTTTATTGATGATGAGTACAAAACAGCAAGTCAGGGATCTGCGCCTGAATACGTTGTACGGTCGCAAGACAACGATATAATCTTTGCACCCATCCCTAATGCTGCATACTCTATCAAGTATGAATACTACATGTATCCTGCTGACTTGGTAAACGACACAGATGTACCGACAATTCCGTACAGATACCGACACGTTATCGTAGACGGTGGTATGTACTATGCTTATATGTTCCGTGACAATATCGAATCTGCACGTACCTCATTTCAAAAGTTTGAAGACGGCATGAAACGTATGCGTACGCAAAACGTGAATGAAAACATCTACGCAAGGGCGGTTTAGATGCCAGATCGTTGGACTACCAACGCCTTTGAACTCAAGGGCGGATTAATTACAAATCTGTCTCCTTTGCAGCACGGTTTAGGTGCTCCGGGTTCTGCTCGTATCTTGCGTAACTTCGAACCGGCACAGTCTGGTGGTTATCGTCGCATTGAAGGCTATAGCAAGTACGACCCCAACGTTGTTGGAAACACAGGCCCAATTAGAGGTTTGATATATTATGGTAATAACGTATACGCCGCACAAAACGACGGTTTATACAGATCAAGTGGTAGTGGCTGGACAGAAATTACTAATAACGCTACCTTTAGCAGCACAGGCATAAACTTAAATGCCGGTTCAGGCAAGGTAAGATTTCTAAAGTACAACTTTAGCGGCACCGAAAAAATCATACTTGTGGACGGTACAAATAAGCCGTTTAGCTTTGACGGAACTACCTTTAAGGAACTAACTTCTCTCAGTTCCGACTTTACCGGTTCAGATTTTGTAGTCAATTTCAAGAACCACATCTTTATTGCAAACGGCAACAAGGTGCTTTTTTCTGCACCCTACGAAGATGAAGACTTTACAAGTGCTTCTGGTGGTGGTATAATAAACGTAGGTGATGAAGTTACTGGTTTAGTAGTATTTCGTGATCAACTTATTATCTTTAGCCAAAGCCGTATTAATCGTCTTGTAGGATCTAGCGTAGGAGACTTTGTTCTTCAACCAGTCTCTCGTGATTTAGGTTGTGTAGAACCAGATACGATCCAAGAGATCGGCGGTGACATAATGTTTTTAGGGCCGGACGGCCTTCGTTTGTTTTCCGCAACCGACAGAACTGGTGATTTTGGATTAGCTGTTATATCAAAGCCCATTCAAACTGAGGTCCTAGACATCGTTAGGAGCAGTTCTTCTTTTTCTAGCTGCGTAATACGAGAAAAGAGTCAGTATAGAATATTTGGGTACAATAGTTCTTTTCAGGCATCTGCATCTAAAGGAATAGCGGGAACACAGTTACAGGAATCCGTTGCGTGGAATGACTTGAGAGGGTTTAAAGTCTACTCGTCTCATAGTGAATATGATGGGATGGTAGAATATATATTCTTTGGTGGCGATGATGATTACGTTTATCGTATGGAACAAGGGAATACATTTGACGGAACAAACATAACAGCCACGTTTGCTACTCCGTTTGTTCCTCTGCAAGATCCAAACTTACGAAAAACTCTTTACAAGGCCACTACCTACGTAGATTCAGAAGGAATATTTGATATTCAGCTTTCTGTCAAGTATGACTTTGACCAAACCGGTTCAGTGCAGCCATTACCGATTTCGCTGACTAATGTAACCGGTGCAGCAGTGTCATACGGAACAGGCGTATTTGGAACCTCAACGTTCGGAACAAAGCAACGCTCAATTTATCAGGTTCCTGTCACGGGATCTGGTTTCACCGTTTCACTCTTATATGAAACATTAGGACAAACAACCGACTCGACATTTACCATAGATGCTGCGACTATCCAGTACGCATTATATGGAAGGAGATAAAACATGGGTACAGGATATATTAGAAACGACACTGCGAACAATATCGCAGACGGTAACGTGATTGATGCGGCTGATTTAGACGGCGAATTTGATGCTATTCAATCTGCCTTTAATGGTTCAACAGGCCATAGTCACGACGGCACTAGCGGAGAAGGACCACTAATCACGTCCGCCGGTATCGCTGCTGGGGCTGTTACAGCCTCTGCAATTGCTAATGACTCAATTGCGTTAGGAACCAAAACCACCGGTAACTACGTCGCTGACGGGGCGGTATCAGGAGTTGGTTTAACTGGTTCAGCAAGCGCAGAAGGGGCAACCTTCACTGTAACGTCGAATGCGACAGATGCAAACACTGCAAGTACCATTGTGGCGCGGGATGCAAGCGGTGACTTTAGCGCAGGAACAGTCACGGCTACGTTATCGGGCAATGTAACAGGCAATGTAACTGGTAACGCTGACACTGCAACGACTCTTGCTACTGGACGTACTATCGGTATGACTGGCGATGTAGTTTGGACATCTGCTTCCTTTGACGGCTCTGGAAATGTTACGGGAACGGCAACAATTCAGCCAGACTCAGTTGCGTTAGGGACTGACACAACAGGTAACTACGTAGCTACTATTTCAGCAGGAACAGGAATATCAGGTTCGTCATCTGCAGAAGGTGGCACACCTACTATTGCTCTGTCACATCTAGGTATCGAATCTCTTACTGACCCGAATGCTGATCGTATCTTTATGTGGGATGACAGTGCAGGAGCAGCAGCTTTTCTTACTGCAGGGACAAATCTTTCTATCTCTGGTACAACCATCTCATCTACAGACACCACATATTCTGCAGGTTCTGGTCTTGATCTGGCTGGTACTACGTTTAGCGTAGAAGCTGATTTGCGCGACGGTATCACTCACGTAGGTTTGGATACTGGTGACTACATTACTTGGAGCAATAACGCGCACACTTCATTCTTTGTAAATAATAACGAAGAAGCCCGTCTCGAAGCCGATGGTGACTTTCATGCGGACGGCGACGTAATCGCTTATTCAACAACAATTTCTGATGAACGGCTAAAAACTGACATTGTTAAGATTGATACCGCTCTTGATAAAGTGGCGCAGCTTAACGGTTACACCTTCACATATAAGCAAGACGGTAAGAAATCTGCCGGTGTAATTGCACAAGAAGTAGAAAAGGTTCTACCAAGTGCCGTTAGCGAAAAAGAATTACCTCTTAAAATCGATGACGGAGTTGCATACAAAACTGTTCAGTATGATCAGCTAGTCGGTTTGTTGATTGAAGCTGTGAACGAACTGCAGGAAAAGGTTTCAAAGCTGGAGGGCAAGTAAATGGCTCTACAAGGCACTGGTCAAATATCC